GACGTGGATGTCATCCCGGTGTCGGACCCGAACGCGGCCACGATGTCGCAGAAGATCGTGCAGTATCAGGCCGTGCTGCAGCTCTCGCAGACCGCCCCGCAGATCTATGACCTGCCGCACCTTCACAGGCAGATGATCGAGACCCTCGGGGTCAAGAACGCCGACAAGATCATCCCGCTGCCGGACGATGCCAAGCCGCGTGACCCCATCACCGAGAACATGGACCTGATGACGGGCAAGCCTGCCAAGGCGTTCATGTATCAGGACCACGAGGCCCACATACAGGTCCACATGGCGCTCATGCAGGACCCGAAGATCGCGGCGGTCATCGGGCAGAGCCCGCAGGCTCAGCAACTGCAGGGTGCCATCCAAGCCCACATCATGGAGCACATGGCGTTCCAGTACCGCCGTGAGATCGAGAAGCAGCTTGGCGCGGCGCTTCCCCCGCTGCCGCAGAGTGACAACGAGGAGTACGACCTGCCGCCCGAGTTCGAGGCCCAGCTCTCGCAGCTTGCTGCGGTGGCCGCAGCGCGTGTCCTGCAGAAGGATCAGGCCGAGGCGCAGGCGCAGCAGGCCCAGCAGCAGGCTCAGGACCCGCTCGTGCAGATGCAGATGATGGACCTGCAGATCAAGCAGCTCATCGCGCAGACCAAGGCGCAGCAGGCCCAGATCGACGGCCAGATCCGCATGGCAGAACAGCAGCGCAAGGCCCAGAAGGACGTCATCGACGCTTCGGCCAAGCTCGACGAGTTGGAGCTTCGCAAGGCCGAGATCTCAGGCATGCAGCAGCTTGAGGCGGCGCGGCTCGGTGTCGACATCCAGAAGGACAAGGCCGCCCTTGCGGCCAAGCAGCAGATCGACGGTGTACGCCTTGGCCTTGAGATCGGCAAGGCGCGAGACGACGTGGAGCTACGTCGCAAGCAGATCGAGCAACCCCAGCAGCCACAAGGCGGGAGCAGTGAAGCATGAGTTATTCCAACGCTCTGGAATACTTGGAGGCAAAACTCCAAGAAGAGCGCATCTTGATCGTTGAAGCCATCGTGCAGGGCAAACTGGACGAGGCTGAATACAAACGACTTTGCGGGGCTTTACAGGGTCTTGAACTCGCAAAGAACCACATCAAAGACCTTGCAAAACGCTTGGAGCGCGACGATGAGTAGCATCAATGTAGAGAAGACGCAGGAAGAGGCCACCAAGGCCAAGCTCCTGCCTGAGCCCAAGGGCTTCCGAATCCTGTGCGCAGTGCCGCACGTGGAAGAGGAGTTTGAGGGCGGCATCATCAAGGCAGATGACACCAAGAGGGTCGAGGAGCAGACGACTGTCGTCCTGTTCGTCGTCAAGCTGGGGGACCTTGCCTATAAGGACGAGGACCGGTTCCCGACCGGCCCGTGGTGCAAGGAGGGCGACTTCGTGTTGACCCGTCCCTATTCCGGCACCCGCGTGGTCATCCACGGACGTGAGTTCCGCATCATCAACGACGACACGGTGGAAGCGGTGGTTGAAGACCCCCGTGGCATCCGTCGCGCATAAGGAGTTGTTTTTATGCAACAGGAAGAGTTCAAGTTCCCTGATGAAGCCCCGGCTGAGCCTCCTGCTCAGACGGAAGAGCTGCAGATTCAGGTTGAGGACGACACCCCGCCAGAGGACCGTGGCCGCAAGCCCCTCCCGAAGGAGATCGTAGACGAGCTCGACAAGGACGACCTTGAAGAGTACTCCGAGAAGGTCAAGAAGCGCCTTGGGCAGATGAAGAAGGTCTGGCACGACGAACGCCGTGCCAAGGAGGCCGTTGCCCGCGAAAAGGACGAGGCCCTCAGGTTTGCTCAGGCTCAGCTGGAAGAGAACCGCCGCCTGAAGCAGCGCCTTGGGAACGGCGAGAAGGCATACTTCCATGAGGTCACCAAGGCTGCTGCCAACGAGCTGAACACTGCCAAGGACCGCCTGAAGCAGGCTTACGAGTCGGGTGACGCCGATAAGATCACCGAGGCGCAGGAAGCCCTGACCGACGCCAAGCTCCGCCTTAAGGAGTACGAGCGCTTCCAGCCCTCTTTACAAGAAGGACTAGAAAGAGTACAACCCACACAACAGGTTCCGACACCCCCACAACCCGTTGACCAGAAAGCAGAAAACTGGAAGGCGAGGAACTCGTGGTTCGGTGCTGACGAGGAGATGACCGCCCTCGCGCTCGGCCTGCATGAGAAGCTGGTCCGGTCTGGTGTTGATCCGCGTAGTGACGATTACTATCGGCGAATTGACGAGACCATGAGGAAGCGTTTTCCTGAGTCCTTCGATGAAGGCGAGGCAGACGAGGCTCCTCAAACGAGGGAGGCTGAAAAGCCCGCTCGCACAAAGCCAGCCAACGTAGTGGCTCCAGTAACGCGGGGAACCGCGCCGCGTCAGGTCCGCCTGACATCGTCTCAAGTTGCGCTTGCCAAGAAGCTTGGCATCAGCAACGAGCAGTACGCACGTGAAATCATGAAATTGGAGAACGGCAATGGCTGAGAACAGACTTACTCGTGAACTCGAAAACCGAGAATCCGCACAGCGCAAGGTCACTTGGACGCCGCCGCAGGTGCTTCCTTCACCCAAGGAGCAGCCGGGCTGGGTGTTCAGGTGGGTCCGGACCAGTTTGATGGGCACATCAGACCCAACGAACACGTCCTCCAAGCTCCGTGAAGGTTGGGAGCCCTGCAAGGCCGAAGACCACCCGGAGCTGATGCTACAGGCCGATCCTAACTCCCGCTTCAAGGGGAACATCGAGATCGGCGGCCTGTTGTTGTGCAAGGCCCCTGAAGAGATGATGAACCAGCGTACAGATTTCTATCTCAAGCAGGCTCAGGCTCAGATGGAAGCCGTGGACAACAACTTTATGAGCCAGAAGGATCACCGCTCGAACATGGCGATCTTTAATGACCGCAAGTCGGGCGTCTCTTTCGGCAAAGGTAAATAACCCATCTTTTAGGAGTATCAAATGGCTTACCCCACTGTTGATGCCCCTTACGGACTTAAGCCGGTCAATCTGGTCGGCGGCCTTCCGTTTGCGGGTGCTACTCGACAGATTCCGATCGGGAACGCTTACGCCACCGCCATCTACAACGGCGATGTCGTGCAGCTGAACTCGTCGGGAAATGTCATCATCACGACCCTTCAGAATCAGGCCACCAACTCGGTTGCCGGTGTGATCGGCGTGTTCCTTGGCTGTTCCTACACGAACCCGGCTACGAAGCAGAAGCTGTTCTCGCAGTACTATCCGGGCGCGGTGGCGGCTGACGACATCACGGCGTACATCTCGGATGATCCGAACGCGCTGTACAAGGTCGTCAACGTGACCAGCAACGTGGCGGATAGTTCGACGGGCGGTCTTCTCCCGGCGTACATCAGCCGTGCCAACTCGTTTGGCACCAACGCGGAGCTCGTCCTCAACACGGGTTCTTCGACGACTGGCAACAGCCGTATGGGCGTGTTCATCAACAACGTTGCGACCTCGCTGCCGCTTCGTGTTGTGGACGTCGTCACCGATTCGGTCAACACCAGCGGCAACTTTGTTGAGTTCATCGTGAAGTTCAACGCGACTTACCACGCGTATAACAACACGGCTGGCACCTAATAGGGAGTTCTAAGAAATGGCTATTTCACGTGCACAACTTCTTAAGGAGCTGCTGCCCGGCCTGAACGCCCTGTTCGGTCTGGAGTACAAGCAGTACGGTGAGGAGCACAAGGAGATCTACGAGACTGAGACCTCCGAGCGTTCCTTTGAAGAAGAGACGAAGCTGAGCGGGTTCTCCGCTGCCCCGGTCAAGCCCGAGGGTCAGGCCATTGCGTACGATAACGCGCAGGAAGCTTGGACGGCTCGTTACAACCACGAGACGATCGCTCTCGGCTTCTCCATCACGGAAGAGGCGGTTGAGGACAACCTGTACGACTCGCTCAGCAAGCGCTACACCAAGGGCCTTGCTCGCGCCATGGCGTACACGAAGCAGGTCAAGGCTGCTGCGGTGCTGAACAACGCTTTTGCTGCCGGTGTG